GTTGCCATTATGTCAAACCTCCAAAAGCATTTTCCCAGATGAGTGTAGCGTTTACACCCGTCCAAACTAGGTTAGCCGGGCTAACCGTGTCCCATTGTGGCGCCACTAATGAGAAATCTGTAGGGCTCAGCGTGAGCGTTATGTCCACGAATTGAGGCGTGGCCCGGATAGCAAAGCCCTCTAAAAAGCCGTTAAACGATCCGTTAAACATATTGATCGGTAGATCGTTAATAACAATAGGCTCGCCAAAAAATACATCGATCAGCTTATTACGCTCTGCATCGGGTAGATCGCCGCTATCTAGTCTAAAGGTAATGGCCTGTAGCTGCTCCCGAGGGATAGCACGTAGGCCTAACTCACGATCCATTACATCGTTTACATCGCTTAGGTTATGCAGGTTACTATTTACGGCTCGCTGATAACGGCCGTAGTTAGCGATGGAGTCGGCATCGAGAGCCGTAGCTTGATTGGCGTAATTGTTGCCATAGTTAAATACAAGGGAGTTACGGATCTTGCCTATTTGTACGATCGATTTAACGCTAGATGGAGTAGCGTAATTAGCCGATAGAGTCGTATATCCGTTAGCCGATAGGTAAGCCGTACGGTGATCGGCATCGGCATAACATACGCGCCCGGCTTTATCCTCGTAAATTTGTCCGAGTGCGCTTTGTGCAATTTGAGCGCAGAGGTTATAACTGTTAGCCGGATCGGCTGCTCGGCTAATCATTTCGTATAGACCAGGCTGATCGATCTCGCCGAGTCCTACGTTTTCTGCATTGGCCCACGTAGTCGTAGGGTCGTAGTTTGCCCATTGTAAAGCCGGTGCTACCTCAAACCATGAGTTAATTAGTAGCTCATTAAGTATGTCGTAGATCTGAGTGCCGTCCTCGGTTTTTGCTAAGGCATCCGGAAAAAGGGCTTTAGTCAATTTTGCTAAGGATCCGACGGCCAAAATGCTACCGATAGTTATAAAGCCAACCTCCTCGGGAGATCGTACCGAGATGCCAAAATCTGACACCGCGCCGCCAAACACCGGGACGTAGGTACCGGAGCTATTCTTAAGCTCTAGGGTTAATACATCGGTAACGTCGATATCAAAAGCCGTATTATCTACGTTTACGATCTCCATACGCGCGTAGCCGGCGTTGCATTGTAAATCGATATCATCGCGACCCGTTGCCATTGTCACGCTTAGCACGTTTGTATAGACGGTAGTACCGACCGTTATACGCCACTCGGGTAACCATGTACTCATGCTACTAAGTAATCTCCGGAGCCTCGATTAACTGAGGTACCTCGGTAGCTTGATTGATTGAGTACATCCTCAACCGCTCGAGCGATAGCCTCCGGATCTCCTAGACCTGCCTCGATTTTAATATTATAAGTAGCCGGGTATCCGCCGCCGTAATTCATCGTAGGGCTATATCCGCCTAAATCGCTCTTTTGCGTATCGGTCAGAGTAGGGAATAGATCAAAAATATTTACATCTTTTTTAAGTCCCTTAGTAGCTTCCGCCATTTTGCCCACGGTATCGACGACCGTAGTAGCCGGGATAAGTGAGCCCACGCCGCTAGAGGTAAGCCCTGCGGTGTTGCCGCCTGTACCGACTTTGCCGAGTAGTGCTATGTAATCTTGTAGTGCTTTGAGTCGCGCCTCGTCGGCCTTTTTTTGCGCCGCTGCCACGCGGTCGATCATGCTTAACTCCTCAGACTCGCGGAGCTTTGTAAGCGTTAAACCTGCATTAGTAGTTTTACTTAGAGATGCCAGTTTTGCGATTTCGGTTAGTTGGATCTGTACGCGCTCGCTATAACTTTCCTTAGCGGCTAAGTCACCGGCTGCGGTGATAGCTGCATTATATTTACCAAACGCAATTTCTCGGGCGGCCTCTTTGTCCTTTTCGGCCATCTTAGATTTATCAATAGCCGCTAACTCTGTAAGTAGTTGAGTGTTAAGAGCCGAAAGAGTCGCCTCGCTGATCTGAGTAATGCCGGCTAGTTTGGCCATGTCTGCATTTTTTTGCAGGGCTGCGAGATCGTTTATTTTCTTAAGAGCTAACTCGCCGTTATCCTCCTCGATGGCCTGCAAAGCCTCAAGGCGTAGGATCGTCTCTTTGTCGTAGGTAGCACGTAAAGCCGCAGCAATAGAGATGCGGTTAGTGTCAAACACCGCCGCAGCCTTTGATAACGAAAGTTTATTTTTTTCTAAGAGTGTTTGCTTTTTTAGTAGGGCTAGGCGCTCTTTTTCACGTTTAGCCGCTTCGGCTGCCGCCTTAGCCGCTGCCGCTGCATCTGCTCTTTGTGTATCAGGGTTACTAGCTGATAAGGATCGATTACCAAAACCTTTAACTCCACCGGTAAATACGATATCTAAAGCATCTTTAAGGCTATAACCATCCTTAGTTTTGCCACCAAAAAGTAAAGCAATAAAATCTCCCGTGGCTACGCTGAGTTTATTCATCTTGTCGATGAGCGGATCTAAATTATCCTCCGACCCGGCTAAACTTTCGATGGCTGAAAGTAAACCGCGACCAATCTCCTCGCTTGCATTTTCGGCGGCGATAGTTAATTTATTTAATTTACCTGTATAGGTATCGGCCGCTACCGCTGCCTGACCTCCATAAATCTTTATTAGTTTTTCTTGTATGTCTACAAAATTAGCGGTCTTTATCTCCGCTTGAGTTAAACCAAGATTAAGACTACGTAAACCTTTATTATTACCTACATATGCCTGCGCTAAGGTTTGGCTCACGCTAGCTAAATCTTGGCCGCTGCCGGCTGAGGTATCTAAAGCTAGAGCTAAAATCTCTTGGGACTTGGCAATATCGCCGGTAGTCTGTAAAATCTTTTGTAGCGCAGGTTGGAGCTGATCTTTATTTACCCCGGTCGCCTGCTCGAGCACGTCTAGGTATTGTTTTACATCTTGAGTAGCAAACCCTAAACCTAAGTTTTTTAGGCTCTGAGTTAATTGCTTAACTTGAGCATCCTCGGCCGCAAAAGCCTTAACCGCATTTTTACCGTATTGTGCTAAAGCCGCAGCACTAAAGGTAAGGCCAAAAGCCTTAGCTAGATTTTTTACATTTTTCTCAAAACCTGCAATTTGTTTTTGGCCCTTAGTGAGGGCTTTACCGTCGAAAGTAGTAACGGCATTTACATATAAATCGGGTAACTTGGCCATTATGCAGCCTTGCCGTAACGGCCTTGATTAAAGGCGGCAATAGTATTTTGGATAGCCTTTACTACGGCAGCTTGAGCTTTACCTTGATCCTCGGCCCACGCTCTAAAGATCATACGGCCACGACTTGCACCATCGCCATAAAGAGGGCCCATCCGGTTAATAAAGTTTGCACCGGCTCCGGGGTTATTAGAGCGGCTCTTAGGATCTCCGCCCGGGTTTTTACGTCCGGCGGTCTCGTAGATAGCTCCACTAGCTGAGGCGTTAGCTACGATGTATCGAGAGCTCCATCCGTTACGGTTTCGCTTACTTGGCGCTGCGGTGTAATAAATACCTTTACGAGCTACCTCGGCTTGATATAGAGGAAAACGGCGTAAACGGCCCTCGCTATTAAAAGTACGAAAGGCAGAGTTGCGGGCCGTTATCTTTTTAGTATATGCACCCTCATCCCAATTATAAAGGCCGCCGGGAGCCGCGGTAGGCGCGTATCCTCGAGCCTTATCGCGTATCGGGATCATTACGCCCTTGATCTCTTTATTCATCTCTTTTAATAGCTCGGGATCTATTTTGCGGATAGCGCGTAGAGTCTCTTTAACGCCGTCTAGTTTTACTGACATTTTTAGACTCCTCCGCTTGCTCATTTAATACTTTTACTAACATCTTAAACATCTCGGCATCTAAGTCGAGTATCGCTTGAGGCGCGACCCCTAACCGTATCGATAGTTGCGCTACCAAATAGGTTAGAGTGCCGCGCCCTAGCTTAAAGGCTCGTCGTCTAGTACCTCGACCTTTTTAAGAGTATCTAAAAACTCGGCTCCGAAAATCGGTACGGTTTCGCCGGATGTGCGTAAGCACTCCCACGCTAACCAATATACGTCGCTCTGTTTCTCGTCGTCTCTAAAGGCTTTATGAAAACCTTTTTTTGCATATAACTCAAAGGCGTACTCAATTCGTGGCGAGATTTGATGCTCTGTTACCTCGCCCGTAGCCCTTGTAATTTTGAGTCGTGCCATTTGTTTAGCCCCTTTTCTTTGTTATCAGCTAGTAGTAATTACGATTGGTGAGTTACAAGTAAATGTAATGCTCTGAGTACCGATATCTCCTACGGCTCCGTTAATATCTGTAGTGTTATTAACTAGGATTGTAGTCGAGTAAAGAGGGTTAGTAGCTGAAACGGCCGCGCTAGTTTGCTTTAGCGTAATTGGTACGGTCGTACCCCACGCACTTTGTAGCGTAGCGTTTACGTTAGCCGCTGCGGTATCGCTTAAAAAGTCTAGAGAAATCGTGCTCGTCTCCAAACCTTTTGTAAATTTTCTGCTCGAGTCACCCATCGCGGTTACCTCAAGCTCCTCGAATACGCGGTTAATTGTCGCGCTTGTAACGTGATCAGAGAGTGCAACCGAGTTAAGGGTTACGACTACTCCATTTGATAGAAATACGGCCATCGCCTATTCCTCGCTTTTCTCTGTAGTAGGTGTGTGTGTTTTTGTTTCTTTTTTTGGCGTTTCGGTAATCTGCCCTATCTTAATAAGAAAGGCGATATCTTCA